GGTATAATTACTGAAACTGGTAAGTTTGCAATGTCAAAAGATTTAATAGGACATGGTAACTTATTATATGAACTTAGATCAAGAGATGATATCCCAGATTTAAAGACAAACTTTGAATCTATGGACGAATTATATAATTCAGGTATCTTACAACATCCTATCAAATTTAGAATATGGTCGAAATTTGATGTATATAGTATGTGGGATAGATATAAACCATCATACAAAGCAGCTATAGATAATTCCATAGCTGCTTTAGGCAAATCCCCCGAGGAATTTAGATTTGATCCCTCTGAAGGAGGAGGAGAAGAAGAAAATTTCTTATCATATAGTGATTATGTGTTGGAAGACATAAGCGATGAAGCGCGTGAAGAGATTTCAGATGCTGAGCGTAGAAAAATACAAGACCAAAGAGCATTGGGAGACTACATGGCAGGTGGTAAGAAAAAACCAATTGATTATTCCGAAGTAATCGAACCTAAAAAACCAGCATTTTATAGACGAGAAGGCGATTGACATGATGATTACTTGAAGTAATTATTGCATGTTCGTAAAACCATTCGCATCTCCGTTTCCAAAATCGTTTTCTCCAAAAAAAGAAACGCAGAAACAGCAGTCTATTGTTGAAAACAAATCAACAAGATATGTTAATTACATGGCAGATAGACAAGGTTGTGGAATGTGGAGAATTGGGTGGCCTGAGATGCATCTGAACATGTGTAATCTGGGAGACAGTACTTCTTTAACAAGTATGGTTCTCAATAAGGACTGGTATAGGAATGTCAGAGTCGTTAAACTGCAACGACAAGCATCCAATGAACAAAAAGAGTTCTTAAAATTTCTAAAAAGCATTCAACCTGAGTGTGGTTTCAAATTGATGTATGAAGTTGACGATGTTGTCTTCAGAGAAGACATACCTGATTACAATGTTTATAAACCAGCATTTGATAATGATGAAATTCGCCAAAATTGTATCGATATGATCAATATGTGCGACGAAGTTACAGTTACATGTAACTATATGAGAGATCTTTACAAATTAAGAACCGGTAAAAAGGAAATAACCACAGTTCCCAACTTCCCACCGTATTGGTGGATCGGTCATCACTACAATTACAGAGAAATTGTGGATAATTTTGACAAGAATAAGAAGAAACCAAGAATTGTGTATGCTGGATCAGGAGCGCACTTCGATGTCGGAAACAAAACAGAACAACAAGACGACTTCACACATGTTATAAAGTTTATAACAGATAATGTTGACAAGTATCAATTTGTTTTCATTGGCGCTGTGCCACCTCCCCTGCAAAAATTCGTATTTGATAAGAAAATCGAGTTCCATCCTTGGAAAAATTTGATGCAATATCCAAACTTCTTGAGAAGTCTTAAAGCGCAATTGTTTATTGCACCATTACAAGACAATAATTTCAATAGAAGCAAATCGGATATCAAATATATCGAAGCTGCTTGTTTGGGAATTCCTTGTTTGTGTCAGGATATGGTGACTTATCAGAACGCACTGCCTGATTTGAAATTTACAGACGGGGAAGACCTTGCAAATAAGGTTGAGAAAATTCTAAATTGGAAAAATCGATCCAAATATTATTCACTGGTTCCCGCGTTGCGAGAAATTGGTTCTCATAGATTCTTGGAACTGGATCAAAACATTGGAGCGTTTATGGAAGCTCTCAACACACCTTACGGAGATCCTTCCAGACATTTTTTGAAACCTTGGAATTAAATAATTCAATAATATGAAATTTGATGAATTATATTTTAAACTTTTAGAAAATTTTAATAATTTAGATGATATAGATTTCGATTTCACAATGTCTATTGCTGATAGCGCAATGCAAAATATTTTTGCAGTAATGTGGGCAAATTGGATGGAAACGGAAGTTCCAAAAAATCATGGTGAATATGTGAATTTAAGCCAGAACGATATTTTAGAAATCGCTCCAAAATATGATAGTTTTCTATCAAAAATCGAACAACAACGCTTGGAAGATTGGACTTACGATGCATTGACAAAATTCGAAGAAGCAAACGGTGGCGCTGATATAAAGCAGCTTTATATTAAAGCGCTTGAAGCCGATGGTCAAAGTTTAGACGATTATGATGAACGATACTCATCAGAAGAAACATTTATATTATTGGTTATTATGAAAATGATGGGGGAGGGTGTCTCTTGGGAAAACAATCATGAAAGTCCGAACTTTAGATATCCCCATGTTGATATATCATACTTACAGTTTCCAAGTTTCAAGGAATTTGAAAAAGAAGAAGATATTGATGAAGAACCTGAAGACTGGGAATTTTCTGGTGAAGAGTGGAAAGATGGATTTAATCCAAAAACTTCAGGTGAAGAATGGAAAAATATAGATGATGATTAAGAGACTAATTATTTGAATTCTGAATATTGCGCCAGTGTTGGTCGGAGTCGTTCAAACATTCCCTTCAATTCCTCGAAGCTATTCATATCAGATGGATTATTGAAAAATTGAGTTTTATTAGTTTTATAAAACGCTATGGTCCCCTGTAAATATTTTTCAATGGCACTGCAAATTTCATTTGCTTGAGCCTTGACATTTTCGATCTGTGGATCATAGTCCTTGTACGATGATTCAAAATCAAGGTTTTCGTAAATCTTGCACAAGTCATTGAGGTAATCGGCCATAATCATATTTAATAGTAATGTACAGAAACTGCGTCTACAACAACCGGGAAAGATGCGTGCATCTTTTTACATGGGACAGCGAAGGCAATCGAGTCAAATTCGATTTGGATTTCAATCCTTATATCTTACTGGAGCATAAGGACGGAGACGCTGAAAGCATTTTCAATACAAAACTGAAAAAGAAAGAGTTCAACACTCAGTTTGATCGAAGTAAATTCTTAAAAGAATCTAAAATGCGCAGAGTGTTTGAAAACATTCCAGCCTCCCAGCAATTTTTGATTGATAATTATTGGCAAATCAATACAGATGATGACTTTTCTAGATTCCCGCTGAAAATCATGTTTATCGACATTGAGACTTTCAGCAACAAAGGAAAGTTTCCCGATATTCAAAACCCGGAAGATATTATTAATCTCATAACTTGTTATGATACGATCAAGAATCGTTATGTCACTTTCGGATTGAAACCATTTGACACATCACACATCAAAGATAAAAATGTGAAATATATTCACTGCAAAAGCGAGGAGCTTTTGTTGAAAAGTTTTATCAAGTTTTGGGAGATGGATTATCCTGATGTTGTATCAGGCTGGAATTCTAGTGGGTTCGATATGCCATACATTGTCAATCGTATAGCGGTTGTTCTCGATGAAGAATGGCAAAAAAGATTATCCCCAATCGGTCGAATTTATGAAAAGGTAAAGAAGGTTGTAAAATTTGGAGAGCCTCCGATTCAAATTGTGATTGAGGGAGTCTCATCCGTTGACTACATGGTGCTGTATCAGAAGTTCAAGCTTGATAAACAGGAATCCTACAAGTTGGATTATATCGCAGAGGTGGAGCTTGGAGAGCATAAAATAGAATATGATGGTCAACTCTGGGAACTGTCTGTTAATGATTGGAAAACCTTTGTCGATTACAACATCAAAGATGTTGAGCTTCTAGTAAATCTGGATGACAAGCTGAGATATATGAAGACCTTGAGATTCCTTGCGAATATTGGTCTTTCGAATATCGAAAGGGCGATTGATACTCTTCCCATCATGAATGGTGCGCTTGCCGTGCAGGCTCGTAAGAGAAACCAGCACATCCCAACATTTATAAGACCGCTCAAGGAGGGTAAAAATCCCGGTGCATATGTGCGAGTTCCCAAAATTGGAATGAGTCAGAACATTGTCAGTTTCGATGCAAACTCTCTGTATCCAAGTGTTATGATTTCTTTGAATCTTTCTCCAGAAACTAAAATCGGGAGCTATGAGGAAATCGACGATGTTGTAAAAATTAATCATGTTAATGGAACGACATACCAATTAACAAAAGATAAGTTTGAGAAATATATAAAACTTGAACAGATATGCATCACAAATGCTGGGTTTTTATTTTCTCAAAAGCGCAAGGGAATTGTTCCAGAATATCTAGACTGGCTTTACACCGAACGTAAAAAGATGCAAAAACTGTTTAAGGATTGTAAGAGTAAATTAGAGTCCGACACATCACTAACAAACTCTCAGCGCAAAACTTTAACAGATGATCAGAACCGATACGACTCTGTTCAATACGCTTATAAGATCAATCTAAATTCATTGTATGGATACATGGGAAATGCGTATGCTCCGATGGGAGATGACGATATAGCATCATCTGTTACATTGACAGGACAGGCTGTAATTAAAAAGTCAGCCGATCTATTCGTTGATTCTGTTTTAAGCAGACATCCCAAAATATCCAAAAAAACTCTAGAGGATTCTATTGTTTATGGAGATACTGACAGCGTTTATATTTCATTAAAATGTTTGGAGAACTATGGTGTATCCTTGATGGATGGCGATTCGATCAATCCTAAATTTTATGAGTATTGTGACTATATCGAAAATTATCTCAATGATGGGATGAGCGATTGGGCGACTTCCGAATTGAAAAGTACAGATCCAAGATTCGTATTCAAACGAGAAACTATATGCGATGCCGGTATCTTTCTAAAAAAGAAATATTATGTATTGCACATGATCGACGACGAGGGATTCAAAACTGATAAGTTTAAGTATAAAGGTGTGTCCGTGGTTAAGACCACAATGCCTAAAAAATTAAAGCCTTATTTGAAGGAGATCATCGAAACAATGATCACGACTCAAGACAAAAATCAAACAGATGCTCTTTTCAAACAGGCTTATGAAACTTTTAAAACCTTGCCGATTGAAATGATATCCAGATTGAGCGGTATCAACACTTTTGACAAGTATTCTGATGCGTGTGAAGGCTTTGAAAAGATCGCGTCCAGAATGCAGGAGCATATGCGAGCAGCGCACTATCACAATGAGATACTAACAGCGCTGAACATTGGAGGAAAGTATGCAAAGCTGAAGCAAGGAGATAAAATACGATATATTTCTGTGCAGGCTCCCAATAAGTTTAACATTGACGTTGTGGGATACGGATCTAAATATCCAGACGAGTTTGCCGATATTTTCAAAATCAATTACGAAAAGATGTTTGAAAATTTGATGTATCGAAATATCGAATTCTTTTATAAGTCGGTCGGTTGGATTC